TCATAATTATAGTTTGCGTAATTACCGGCACCGCGGCGACGATACTGATAATCACTGTTATTTAATTCGCGGATTTTTTTAGCATATTTGGACTTTAATTTATCTTGCTGCTGGAGAATATAGTTCATATCGTAGCCGCTATTTTCAAGCGACATTATCTTCTCTTCAGCCTGCTCAATTTCTTTTTCAACATGGTCAATTAGATAATCAAGTTTGCGCGCGGCCTCACGTTCATTGGCCTGCTCTAGCCGCTGAGCCATGTCTAATAAATATTGTTTAGTATCCTTCTCATAGTCAATCCATTTCTTGAAGCCATCGTGTACTGCGGTACGCTTGGTATTGGCATCAACTTCATAACGAGTATGAGAATACCAGTTTTGAGGAATTACATTGGTATAGTTCATATTGTTATAGGAAAAGTTGCTATTATTATTGTTATTATTAGGCATATTCTTTTGATTATTGTTATTATTTCCCATGCTGTTATTATTCATACCAGTAGTAAAAGCCATTATATTGGGAGATATTAGCTGGTTATATTCGCGCATATACATATCTTTTGCCTTGCGATAAGTTAATAGCTCACAAAGCATTTGATACTCATGGCATTTTTGATAGCCCGGTAAATTAAGAAATCCGTAATAATCTGCTAACTGTTCATGCATATCTACGCCTTGCTTCATTCTGTTAATTAGCTCGGAGTAGAGTTGCTGTACTTCTTGATTTGCTTGTGCCATAGTACATTCCCTCCTTAGCAAAGCTTAGAAACTATTACATTATAATGAGCGTCTGTTGCGCCAACTTCACTTGGATTAACAATGGTAACGGCAGTTGGGGCAGAAACGCAATTACAAGGACAGTCGGTTTGTGCTACTGTTACCAAACATTTGGTAGAAACGGAACCATATTCGCCTACTGCGGCGGTATCTTCATTGATTGCGTCTAAGCGTGGAACACCATTAACGGCAATTTGAACGCCAAAGGTTCCTGCGGCATCGGGGATACCATAAGCATCTACTTCTACCATATACACGCCGCGCTTCATTAAATCAATGGTTGCTGGTGCAGTATGAGTAGCGGAATTACCTTTAAAATAACTGACGCTATTAAGCGGAATAGTTGCGCCTGCGGCGACTGTAAGACCATCGCTATATAATTGTATCATTATTATTCCTCCCACAAATAAAAAAATTGGGCACTCATAATTGAGTGCCCACCCTAAACTATTTTAAAAAACAGATACACTCAATGTATTCATGTGTGTTTTTTACATGTTCATGCAGTTGCAGTTACCGTTACAAAAAGGACTATTACCTGCATTATAGGTCCAACCATTTGGATAACGAACAACTCCATTTAGAGCGTTCTGTAGTTGTAGTTGGTTGATTTGATTCTGCATATCAGCCATACGATTACCAGTGATAGCATCAATAATCTTCTGTACGCCAGCATTGGTGGTCTGGTTAATAGAAGCAGTATTCATTGCGTTCTCATAACGAGTCTGGGCTATACCAGCATTAACGCCATTGAAGCCATCCATTAGTGCCATCTTAGTAGAGCAGCAGCAATCATTCTGATTGGCTAGAAGTGTCATCTGATTAGTGCGCACGTCGCCAATCTGAGCTGTGAGAGCGGCTTGGATATCTTTCTCAACATTGATGTTATCATACTTGGCCTGATTGGTAGCAGCAACAGCCTGAGCTGCGCCAGAAGTGATAGCTGCCATTAGGTCACGGTTCTGAGACTGAAGGTCATTAAAGTTGAAGCCATTCTGAACAAAGTCTTGAGTAGCATACTGTGGCTGATAGCCTCCGCGGTTGCCGCCGAAGCCATTGCCCCAGCCGCCATTAAACATAGCGATGATAGCAAAGAGCCAAATTAGGCCGCCCCATCCATTTCCATCGCCAAATCCGCCATTGTTGTTGCCGCTAAGTAGAGCTACATCAGAAGCGCTTAATCCATTTTCACCCATACTAATCAACCTCTTTTATTTAATTATTTAGGGAAGCGACAAGACTTCTCTTATCATTGAAAATGTAAGAATACTAAAAAATAATTTAGGTAGTTATTTCCGAATGTATAAAAAAATAAGTGCGAATTTTAATTCGCACTTACATCTAAAGTTGTTTAATAAGGTCATTCAAATTAATACCGCGCTCACGAGCCATTTGTTCTGCTACTTGCTGCAAATTTCCTTGCTATACTGCTCGCATTAATGTAGGATTTTGCCCTAACATTTGCATTAAATATTCTTGCGGATTAGCACTTTGCCGCATAGCATTCATCATGCCGCGCACTTGCTAAATTGAATTATTCAACTGCTGTGGTGACGTTGGCTGTGGAGCGTTTCGCATTTGACTTATTAGATTTGGCATTTATCCATTCCTCCACCGCGGCAAGACGTGCCGCTAAATCATTAGTATCTACTGGCGCTGGCTCTTGGTGCAATTTAATATCAAATCCCTATACCAAGTGATTACCCATATTATCAGTTCTAATCCACCAAATTACATCTTGGTCAGCATCAGGTAAATAAATTTCACTATTTGGCGCCATTGGGAACTGCATGGCGGCATCGTGGCCATGAATTGGCTGGGCGCTATAAACTGGAAGGCGCTATGAGGGCCAAGTCTAATTCATGTATGGCGTAAAATTTGCGCCACCCATTTGGTAGGGCTGGTTCCAGTTGTTTTGATTTAGTAAATTACTCATATTTTAGTCCTCCAAAGTATCTAAAATTTGTAGAACTTCTTTCAATTTTGTTTTAAGTTCTTTCAGGCTTTTATTTTCTTTTCTGTCTGTCAGAAACTTAGACATCATATAACCAGTTATTCCATTGACTTGAATTTCAGACCAGTCTCTTTGAGTGCTAATTACATCTACTACTGTTCCTTGTGGAATTGTGGTTATAATTTGTCCATTAGGCTCCTTTCGGAGTCTAACAGGACTATCATTATTAGCTGTGACTATCTTCATTCTTCTTTTCCTTATTCATTTCATAAACTTGCTCTTCAATGGTAGCGCTAACTACTTCATCGTTGAAGGTAAGTTTGTATTTGGCAAGGAACTGCTTTACTAAATCCATAGCAAAAGCTTTTTTATCTTTGCCTGTGGTAATAGTGACAATCTGTTCTGCCGCGGAAACCGCAATCTAAGAGAATTGACGAAGCAATGTTAGCTACTGAGGAGTTAGTTTGCTTTCAAGCCAAGGACGGCCAAATCCAAAATATGCGCCAACGAGCATGATTACAAAACCGATAATAATCCATGTAATGTCTGTCATATACATAACCTCTTTTTTCTTTTATTATATCACATTTGACTAAAAAAGTCAAATGTTTAAGAACTTAGTCATCATATAACCTTCTTTGCCTTTATATGATACTTTAGTCCACTCTTCTTCTTCAATCTATACAGTTTCACCCTTATCAACACGAAGTAGCACAGTAGATTTAGTTGAAGGGGCCGACCGCAGAGCTACTCGTACTGCATTAACAGTCGCATTTTTTATAACGACTGGTTTTTCTTCTTTGGCAGGGGTACTAGTTGCGCCATAATCAACGCCCTTTAGCTCTCCCCATTCGGCCCACTTTTTATTTGTAATTTGAGTTGTAATTACGCCGACTTGTGTGCCAGAGGCTTCAATAACTGTACCATTGCCTATATATAGACCAACATGCGACCTATCAGAACCATTCTTTAAGACGAATACTGCAGTGCCTGGTTTAAGCTCAAGGCCATCTGCGCGGCGGCCATTAACAAGTTTTCCTTGATGTACGCAGTATTTATTCCACATGGTATTACTGCCATGATACATATATCCACCAAGTTCTTTGAAAGCCCAATAAAATAAACCAGAACAGTCGGTTACCCAATGACCTATCCATCTACTTCCATACATCGCAGCGGTATAACTACTATCTTTTTTTGCATTGTCATTGGTTTTCCAAGCACTTCCATATTTATTTTCCATATAATTAACTTTCTAAGTTTGTAATGCTTGCGTCCATTTGGTATGCCATGTATTTAAAATGTAACCCCATTTATTATCCAAAGCATACTGAAATTTCGCAATTAAATCAGCCGTTTTGATCGTCGTTGCCATCTTCTTCATCCCCTCCTTCTTCCTACACGTGAGAAATCGCTTTTCCAATTAAACTATTAAAGCCGCCTTTATCAAGCCATTTAAGCACAAATTTGTCGCTATAAATATATTTCTCACCTAAAGAATTAACCATGTATGTTGATACATTAACCAACATAATCGTATCTACTCCCGCAATAGTAGATACAAGCGCATCTGCCGCAGATGGGACAAATGCGCTTATTATCACAACTGAAAAACGATATAGCGCCCACATCCAACAAATAAATTTACTTAACTATTTGCTGTACTATAAGGCTGCTGCCGCTACTTTTCCCGCCACTTAAATCACTTCCATTTATAATGGGGTTTCTCTTCTCCAAACATCTTCCATCTAAGGAAATCGTCTAATACGATACAAGCCGCTGATAGGAAAAGCCATATTACACAGAATGGTAGGCTACATTGATTCCAGAAAAATGCCATGCGTTGATAATGCCAAATATCTAATTTTAAAATAACATTCAAAATAATTCCAGCAACCGCTTCGCTGAAAATAGCTACACCCATTCCTATAGTGCATTGCTGCATAAAAGGCATATTCCAATGGATTTTCTCATTAATATCGCCAATTAAGAAACCCACGATGCCTCCTAATAGGAACATAGTCCAATGGGTTAGGTGTCCTTTCCATAAACATTCTAGGCCAAAATAAATTGCGCCAAAAATTACAAATAAGATTAAATCTTTTAATAAAATTTTCAGTTTCATTGCGTAATCACCTTCAATACTTCAGATTGATATTCATCTGGAATTGGAGTGCCATAAGTTATTGCGGCAATTTCTTCAATGGTAGATAGGGAGTTGATATAGTTTTTTAAGGCGTTGTAGTAAGTAGTGTGATAAACCTTATGAGCTGTTGCGGCGGCAACGATTTGATTTATTTCATCTGCAGTATAGAATATACAGGTTTCACCATCCGCATGATAGGGAATAAGTTCTTGTGTTTGCGCCATTACCCCTAAGCTCATTAGGTTAAGTTGGTCTTGTGTATCCATTGAGAAGTGTTTGGTTTCCATGCGAAGTTCCACATCAATACCGGCTTCAATGGTTTTGCGGCATTGGAGAGACATTTCAGAAATTTTAGACTGACGAACAAAATCAATAGAAGCTACATCAAAGGCATCAATTGGTTCTGGTTGAACCTGCTCCTCTTGTTCTTCTTCTTCAATAACCTCATTATTCTCAATTGCTTTTTCATAAATGTTATATTCTTCTTCTGTAATTTCTAATGCCTATACTTCAATATATTCCATTATATGCTTTATATTATGCATCCAAGTGGCGCGGTATAATTCCCCACCGTAAGATATATACTCGCCTAACATTTCATTACAGCGCATAAAACTATGACTAATTGGGGAATAATGAATAAAGTCCTGAGAAGACACTGCGCCAATGAATGTATTATCCTTTATTAACTTATAATATTTCATTGCTAGAACCTCCAAAAAGGAGGCAAGATAAAATCTTGCCTCCTATATTTATTAAATTGCTATCAAATAGCTTATCTTTAATCCATTACCTGAAGCGCTAGTGGTTGTATCAATTTCTGGTAGACCGGGTTCGTGGACATAGCTGAAATTGAAACCATTGTTTGTAACAACGGAACGAGTCCAGTATTCATCTGCGCGAATCCATCCACCAGTGGTAGTTGCCAAACGAGAATCTTCAGAAGCAGATACTAATAATAAGCCTAATGCGCTAGCCTCTGCGGTTGTAACATACATATATACTTTTCCTGCCTATGTAATGCAGATATC